GGCCCTTTCCCGCTTGGCCCTGTCCTATCGCCTCTTGGCATGATTATCTCCTTTCTATATAACTTTTCATATTTATAATAAGTTGATCTAAATGTTTAACTTCTAAAGCCTTTATTCTCCAATACTCTTTGTCGTTTGTGATTTTCTCTTTTGCGAGTACATCTAATGCTTTGTCAAACTCTGTTGGTTCTATTGTCTTACCCTCCATGAACGGTGGAAAACGCCCCATTTTATCGCCTGTAAGCTCATTGCGGTCAATCTGTATACCGTGGAGCGTCCCATAGCCGTATTGGTTCATTGCGTAGCCTCTGATAGCAACTTCGGGAACTCGTGAGAGTGAGCGCCAGTAGTCTTTGAACCGTAGCTTATAATAAAGCTGTTCCGATGTCATATAGTTATTGAAACCTATATAGATTCCAGGTGTAAAATCTTTATATACATTCTCATACCAATAGTTACAAAAGTCGTATATGTCTTGTTGCTTGTTTCTATAGTCTGGGTTTATATCTTCAAGATCAAGGTACAAAATCTTACCTTGTTCGTATCCCTCTTGTTTTGCAAACAAAGAAGCATTAGACCCGTATGTTGTACCAAGGTCTTTCGATGGAAAAATTCCAGGCTTTGCAGGGCAATGCTGCACTAGCCCAAGATCCAGCCCAGCATTCAAAATGTTTTGTATTTCTTTCTTGTCTATGTCTATTCGAGTGTTCATAGAGAACCGCCCTACATATCGTATTACAAAATCAAAAGCTGAACGTCTGAATTTTACAGCGGTTTCATATGATAATTTAGAATTACAGTCAAACCCTCTCATTTTATCCCCCTATATGTATATACGCTCAAACTATCGTCATCGGCTTTATCTAATGAAAAGACTTTTGATAAATCGTTCATATTGAGATATACTTCTCCGTTTTGTTCAATCATTTTAACATCATTGATAGTCCCCAAATCATCAACAAACACTTTTATTTCCTTGCGTTCTGAATAAACGATAATGGTATATGCTTTCATTGTTTTAACCTCACCAACGATATTATTAATCCACTTACACCAGAAATAGCAGCAGCTATTGAAATCCAAATAACCTTAACAGAGTTTTTTCTAAATTTAGTGTTTTCGTTTATGTCTTTAACTAATGGTTCCATGATTTTTCTGCATTGAGTGTTGTCGTGTACATGCATAAACATAACATCACAATCGGTTTTCAGTTTCGGTATACACGACGTGTACCCTTCTACCCTAGCAATTGACGCAACCATCTTCATAAATTCCTCTGTTAGTTTTTCGTTGTTCATAATGGCTCCTGTCTACTTTACTTCTATTTTGCCTACAATATATCTCAAGTCACCTTCGTTTGCTAAATATATCGCTGGTTGTAAAGTCTTGGGGTTAATAATTGATACTTGAATGTCATACTGCCCTGGTGCAATTTGAGGTGTTATTGAAGTCGATATGTCATATGTTCCAGGAATCCATGTTCTGATATCAACATCTACTGTTTTTGAATAAACTATGATTCCGTCACTAGATAAAGATAATTCGATTTTCCAGTCATAATAAAACGGTGCAAGTCCCGTGTTCGACCAAGTCATTTGTATATCCGCCGATGTGTTTATAAATTCTGGATAGGTTATTGATTTTATATAAAGCCTGTATCCAAGTTGGTTAAGCATCGTTTTAAAGTTTATGTCCTCGATACTTCCCTGTGCGAACGCTCCTTGAGATGGTATTCTGAACCATGAACATTTTCCTGCTTGTATCTGTGCTAAAGTTGTTTCATAGCTTTCTGTACCAAACCATGTTGGAGGACTAGAATAACATTCGCCACCAGTCGGGGCTGCTTCCCAAGCACTAGGCATAGCCGGATGATATGACTTGGTGCGCCAATCTTGATACCCGTTTGCAATACCGTTAAGCCAATAATTAGATTCTGAAACATGTCCGAACGCATCACAGTGCAAACCCATTCCGTTATCAATGCCTACTCGTCTAACCTGTCTAACCGAGATAAGTTTATTTGTAAGATAAGTATTATATGCAGATTCATATAATGACGTATATTCGACCGTTGGCAAAGATCCTGCTTCTCCGTGAGTCAAAAAGGTAGTGTGCATTTCTCCCCAGTGCCCTACACTACCCATCTTGAACAGCCACACAAAATCATCGTTATTATATCTGTCAGCGAACGCCTTTATAACTCTTGTGTGTTCTGAAATCAATATAGCGTTTTTATAGTTCGGACTAAACCCGCCATATGCGTCCCCAGAATTTGTGTAATATGTTCCGTCAATTTCGTCATATAACCAGCTAGGAATGTCTGTATGAATCTTAGGTTTTTTAGACCAGTCCATATAGAACATTATCATCATTTTCTTTCCTTCTTCACGCCACTTGCTGAAATTAAACTTTGACTCGAACGATTCCCAATCAAAAACATATTTAGTAGGCTCTAATTCTTTCCATGAAACATACGCAGCAACTAATTCAAAGTCGAAATCGTTAGTTAAGTTATCGCCGTAGTGCATTGCCCCTCTATATGGGTTCTTCAAAACGTCTGTTGTTTCTTCAAAATCAATAGTCTTTTGTATAGGTAACTCAACAGGTGGAACTTCAACCGGCGGTGTTTCTAACATATCAATAATATGGTTCGTGTTTTCTTCTATTCTTTCTTCTATTCTTTCTTCTATTCTTTTTGTGATCTTTTCTTCGATCCGTTCTATAATCCCCATAATACCCCCTAGTTTTTATATTCCATAAATCCCATACAACAATTAAATATATTCCCAGCCGTTGCATTATCCCATGTTGCCGTAACGGTTATATCTAAAGCACCAGTAGTGTCTATTTCAGCAACCGCACAATTGACATTTGAATCTTCCCCATCGATTACCATGTCCATGTGCCAAGCCATTGACCCTGTTGAGGCCGCTTCTCTTACAGTACAAGTTCCTGATATATGCCAACAAGCGTCTGTGAGTTTACCTCCAACGGAAGCTAGTGTGGCTACAGTATTTCCACCAACTTTTACCTGTGTTGTTACGTCCTGTGCACTATTTGAATTATTTATAGAACCAGCCATATACATTTTAAGTATATTCCCAGCAATCCAAGAATTAGCAGGAACAGCCGCAGTGAAAACGGTTGTTTCTGTTGTTGTGTCTGCGGCAACTGATGTTGCAACCTTAACATCACTTGTTCGATCTAAAACTTTTTGCAAAGACTTATTTGTAACATACATCTTGTTCCCAAAGTATTCCAACTTCCCTGCAACAGGAGTCGTTGACAATGCAACAACATCAAGTATAGGCGCTTTCAGAGTAGGTGAAGTATTGTAAACAACTAACCCGGTTCATGTTTCGTCAGATATCTTTGTGGCAAATTCAGCCGAAGTCATTATAGGTATGAACCCTAATGGTAAAACACCATAGGTTGACTGTACGTACCAGTCAGAACCGTTACAAGTTACAATACAAGATTCACCCTCAGCAAGAGAAACTATGGTTGAACCGTCAGATATAGTTCCAACACCTGAATTTATATTAATAAATTTAACTGTGTATAAATCATTATTCGCAGCAGCGCCCATTGTTATTGTAACCGCAGTAGCTTTATTTATCAAAACCGTACCATAGAAACCGTCTGCCAAAGTGTCTGTATCAACAACAGTAGCTATATATTCCCTACTCGCATAAAACATATTCGGTTTTGTGTTTACTGCTACGCTCATAATATCTCCTTATGGTGTTGTTTTATAAAAATAAACCGTTCCCAATCCACTATCTGTATATACATTACAATTTGCTTGGACTAATAAAGCACCAGATGCTATGTTAAAATCTGCGGGTATTGCACCATCATAAATCCAAGTCCCATCACTTCCGGAATCATAATATTGTAATCCTTCAGCATTCGTTCTAATATCTGTAGTAGCTAAATAAAAATCTCCAGTTGAACAGGCTAAATATGTATCACTTCCTATAAGAAATAGTACTTGCTTGGGATATGTTGACGTCAATACAGGTGAATTGTCTAGACCGCCTGCCCATAATTGATATAATGAAACTGTTGTTGCATTTGCCACTACACCCAAACTATAATATGTTCCATTATCCGAATATACAGCAAATATTTTATAAAAATATTCCGTATTCTCAGTAAGACTCGTATCGTCAAACAATTCTAATACCCCCGAATATTCCAAAGTAGCGTTAGCGTCACACCAAGTACGGTCTTTGTTTTCTAATGTTGTAGCATAACTATAAAGTTCTACGCCTGTAAAGTTCAAAGAACTAGGATTAGACCAAGTAAGATCGATTTCGTAATATCCGTTAACCGTAGCAACAAAGTTTGAAACGTCTACTAGAGTAGTTTCAGAAATAAGAGGAATGGTCAAAATGTTCATATGTGCAAACCCTGACGAAATGACAAAATCAGTAGCGGACGAATCCCCTTTTATTTCAATTGTCATTGGTGAAGCTGATATTGGTTCTTCGACTAAAGTATCAGTATACATCATGAGTTCATTACCAGATATGTCTTGTACTGGTTGGAAAGTTCGTGGTGTTCCGTTAACATACGTTTTAAGAGTTAAAGCTATGTCGCCTGTTGAAGTTCCCGAACAAGCAAAGAATATTTTAACGTCAGACTTAATACCTAAACTAAAAGTCTTTGATAAGATAGAAACCTCTGTAGAAGTAACGTCTGTTTGAGCTGTAGAAGTAACCGCATAATCTTTGACCAAATATTTCTGACTCGCATTACTGACATTCCCTGCACCGCCGCCTTTTGCAGCTTGTACAAGTTCGGTCATGAACTTTAAGTTGTCAAGTCCGACCTGTGAGCCAAAATCGGAGTCGTTTTTTTCAATAGCATCTATAACTGCTATCTCTCTATTTTGTGTCTGTGACTGAATGTTCACATTAGTTATAAGATAATAAGTATCTTCGTCTATTCCATACTTAGGAAGTTTTACTTTTAGTTTTGTGAGTGGATCCCAGTCTAAAGAATAAGAAGCGAAAGAAAGTTCGCCTGTCCGATTGTTTTGCTTGAGTTCGTTTGTTGCTAGAGTGACCGCATCTGCTGTCGTTTTTACATTAGAATCTTGTATGACATTACCATATACGCCCGAACTCCAAGTTGACCCGCCCTCAATTGTTTGTCTAGCTGAAAAATTAGAAGACTCTTGAGCCATTCCTACAACTGCTATCCCGTCTTCTCCAACATCACCAATTACATATTGTTTGTTTCTGTAATTTGCAAGTGAGTTTGCAATCTGCATATCATAAAAATCTTTGAATGTACCAGTAGACATTAAATCATGTGACGCTGCTGGCGTGGTAGTCTCTGCTTCAAAGTTCAACGCTTTGTTATTATCAATGTACCATGTGAACCCTGACGCATCCGCTAGTTGATCTAGTATCTCTTTTACAGATGTAATTCCTTTATTATATTGAGTATAATAAGCTCCGTTTTCTATGTTCCCACCAGTAGACAGATTTTCACTATAAGTATCATCATTTAAAACATTGTTCAATATATATTTTACAATGTCACCTGCATAAGAGGTGGAAAATGAAGCCGTGATAGTTCGCCTTTCAGGTATAGAATTATAGCCATCAGAATATAATGAAGACCTTATAAGAGCATCATTGCTATTCCCGCCTGTAAACTCTGAATGAGCGACCTTGCTTATTATACCGCCAAAATATAGGTTGGAATCATTATCATAGACCTTTATATCTTGACCGACTTGAGGTAAATATGTACTAGCCTGTGTCACAAATGTCACGCCGCAAGTATTATTAGCCTTTGACGATCTGTTCAAGTCTACTGTTCCACCCTCGTAATATGCTGTTTTAGTGTCTCCTAAAATATTTATTATCATCTTGCTCTGCCCACTCCTCCGGATTGCCATGTGCTATATACAAGTTCGGCTAATTTACGCCCGTCTCTTTGATCAAAGACTTTTGCGTCATAAAAATTAACAACCATCCCTTTTTCTTGTTTACCCCTGCCAGGTTTCACTTGTGCACCTCTTGGTAAAATAACTCTTTCGGGTCTATCCTCACCAACCATGTATTCATCTGTGTCTGCAATATATCCGCCTGTTGCTTTCCCTTTATTCTTATTGCCACCAAATATACCACCTATAAATCCTGTGACTTTTGATACAGCTCCGCCAGCAACTTTTGCAACGCTTCCTACGACTTTAGCGACTCCCTCGATCAACGGACCTATTATCTTGAATACCTTTTCCAAGATGGTGAGAAATACTGGTAATACAGTCTTTGTCAATGTCTGGATTATACCCATCATAACAGGAAGCAAGTCTTTTGCTAGTTCCAAGAAGATGTCTATTAGAGGCATCATAATAGGTGCAAGCATAGCCCAATATTCAATAAAGAACGGTAACACTCCCTTGACAAGTTCCATGAATATATCAAGGATAGGTTGAACCACAGGTATAAGTTTATTAAACAACTCTATAAATACCGGCATAAGTGTTTCTATAATAGGTACTAGCATGTCAATGAACGGTAACAACACCGAATCTATCAACATTAGAAATACCGTAATTATAGGATCTAGTATTGGTACTAACGCATCTAATAGCTTCAAGAACACAGGCAATAATTTATCTATTAGCACTTGAACAATCGGCATCAATTTTTCAATCAATGGACCTATGAACCCCATTAGTGGAGGAAGTATTTTTATGAACTCTTGTGCTAGATCGTTTATGATAGGCAACAATGGTCCTAATGCTTTTGTAAACAAAGCCCCTATAGTCCTTGTCAATTGATCCATTGTATCAGTCATTTCTACACCTGATTTTATAGTCTTTTCGTCAAGCACAAGTCCTAAATCATTAGCCTTTTGTTTCATTTCGTCAACTGCTCCTGCACCCGCATTAAATAAAGGTGCTAAGTCTGTGGCTGATCGCCCTAACAATTCATTAGCTAATGCTGTTCTTTTGGTTTCATCGTCCATTGCAGATAAAGCGGTTATTGTTTCTTCTAACAAAACTTCTTGGTCTTTTAAGTTTCCATCAGCGTCTGTGACAGATATCCCTAGCTCGTCAAACGAATCTGAATAAGTATCGACTCCTTGTGAAGCTTCATATGCAGCTTGAGATAGTTTCTTGACTGCTGGTTGTAGTCCTTCAACAGAACCACCAGATTGAGATATTGCAAAATCCCATTCTTGAAAAGACTCTGCAGATATACCTATCTTTTGAGACAACTTATCAACACGGTCTGCGGATGTAGATGCTTTTTTTGCCATACCAAACACCGCACCACCTACAGCAAGTGCAGCCGATCCCATAACAGCGGCTCCCTTAACCATTCCGCCACCGGCTTTTTTGAAAGTGCCACCAAGACCACCGGCTTTCTTGTCGATTTTATCTAAGTCTTTTTCAGTTTCTTCTCCGCCTTCTAGAAAGACAGAACCAAAAACTTTAAATATTTCCATGATAACCTTTCACCAACTGTATTTTGCCTTTATAGCGTTAGCTTCTTTGATAATCTGTTCTGTTGGCAATGTACATATCTTAGAACTTCGATTCCCATAAAACTCGTCAAATGTCATGTATGTATCTTTATCAAAATGAGGATACGTTGACGCATATATAGCATGTGCTCTTGCTTCTGCGTTCTCTGCAACGATCTTGTTTAATAACTGCCAGCCATCCTCATAGTCCAGATTCATAATATAGTTCATATCCGAATACCTGGACGCAAACAAATCAATCACATCTATATGCGTTTTGATGTGACTGGCCGGGTAAAAAAACCTGCAATTTTCTTATATATTTCTTTGATCTCTTCCACTAACTCTTCAATCTCTGTGTCTGCAATTGCTTCAACCGTAATGCCTGTCATATCACTAAGCAATACATACAATTCTTTTTCTGCCTTATGGATATTAGTAACAATACCCCATAGCATGTCAGCACCGACCTCGTCTTGTGATTTGCCCTTGAAATCCAGCTTGAACCCCATTTGAGAAACAAGCTTTGAAATCATTGCAATCTGTCGTGTCTTGAGTTTAATCTCCATGTTACCCCCTATTAAATTTTCTATGTTGTTGCGAATTCTACTTTCCAACTTGGAGTAGTAGTTGATGCTTCAAGTGAAGTCGCTGTGAATACGAGTTCGTCCACCACTTCATTCTTGTCCAAAAACTCCCAGTTCAATGGCCCTAAGTTCAATGCATTATCAACTGTAATGGTAATAGCATTGCCACCTTTGGTCTTGCCTATAAACTGAACTTTCTTATAATCCCCGTCTGCAATATCCATATTACCTGTTAATGTCGTAACGCTCCCGCCTGCGGATGAAGTCATTGCCGGATAGAAACTATTGATCGAAGCTGGTAAAAACTCTACAGCTCTCATTGTCAAGGTGTCAATTTCTTCGTCAATCTCGACTCTGCCTTTGACATATCCGTAGTCTCCGTCAAGTGCTAGTTTTCTGTACGTTGGTTCTCTGTGGAAGACACCGCCTCCACGTACTGCGCCTATTGCCGTTAGTGAAGCTGTTGTCAATGCTGCGCCATAATAAAAAACTCCATATCCTAACATAATGTCGCTAGGTACTGCCATGTTAATCACCTCTCTTTATAAATATGTTCTCACTCTGTATCTCAATTGTCGCCTTGCCACGCCCTGCATCCCTGACGGTAAAGATAACCGACTTACTCTATAACAATTAAATGTCGGGCTTCCACCTGTGCCGTACTGGTAATAATTCAGTCCCGTAGGACTTGTATAATCGCCGTCTCCATCAACTGCATCAACCATCTGTTCAACCTGTGTTAATTTTGCTGAGTACCCGACTATATCAACATCTATCATGAAGTCTTCTGCGGGTTCAGTATCATTTGTTGAGGTATATTGAAAATAGATATACGGCACTTTTATAACACCGTCTATTTCTTCACCGTAATAAACACGATATCCAAACGTCAAAAGCCTTGCTCTTATCGCACCTATAAAATCAGTCAGAGCCATTTTTGCCCCCTGCAAACTTTATTTTGTTTACAAGCGATTCGATCTTCTTCGTATTGCTTTCAATTGCTGGAGTCAAAAAAGGTTGTGCTTTCATTTTGACCGTTCCCTTTTCAACGAATAAAGCATATTCAACATTACTACCAAGATATGTCGCCAATTCTTTTTTGTCTACCTTATGAGAAATACTACTTCTCAAATTGCCAGTATCAACAGCCGACCTCAACTTAGCCTCTGCTTCACCAAATATGCCAATAGCTTTCAAGGCTTTTTCCTGCCAGGTATTAAATTCTTTGTTAAAAGCGTTCATGTTCGATTCATAACCCATATTTACCTCATGTTGAAAGTTGATCTATGCCGTTGAAAACTAACAGGATCTCCAAATGGTGATTTCTCTTAACTGGATTGTCTGTGTCTACTACTCTGAAAATAAGACTATCTGCGTCTACGATTCTATGCTTTTTAAGTATCCATGTATTGGTTGAACTGCATCCGATAACATGTGTAACTACGCCTAAATATTGAGCGGCGACCTTTTGTTCCTGACCCGTTACTTTGTCAATCCAGCCCTTGAAAGTTCCCGTATCGCTCCAAGTAGGTTCTGGTGATCCCATTGCTGAAACATTAGTTGATGGAGTTGTTACCGTGAAAGACTGGTCATAAAAGTCTGATATCATACAAACACCGGCTTTCGCCATCTGTTCAAACCTGACATCATAGCCTTAGGATAACCGCTCGCCATGTCTAGTGTATTATAAGTTCCTGACCACCTAGACACAGTTTCAGATGTCAAAGCATAATCGTGATTCGTCAATTTGTAATTTGTCATTTGTGAAACCACGAACTTTAAAGCATCTGGATATTTCACTTTGTTTATCACGATATACAAGGCTTCGTCTTCTGTAACCATCTCTTGAAAGTAAGGTCTTGAGGTTGTTGAATACATAGTCAAAGTAGTTGATGAAACTGATTCGACTTCAAAGAAACCATCGTTATTATACGATCCTTGAACCCTAACCGTTTGACCTGCTTTGAACTGTGAATCAATAAACCCGTCGCCTGTACCATCGTATGTTATAGTATCCGCACTAGTCGTGTTTCTAGTGAACGAAATATCCGAACTCTGCATATATACATTCTCGTCTCTGAAATCATTATTACAATACTCTCTGATGTCATCTTCAATCACAGGAATAAGCCTATCAATAAGACTATCCTGTGAAGTTGAGGTTATTGATAAAAACGCTTTGATTTCAGTTTTAGTAGCTATCATTATTCCTCCTCATATTCTACAGCCACAAAAGTTGCTGCTCCTGTGGTTATCGTAACCGTTAAAGAAGCCCCTACCCCAACATGAACATGCACACCATTACCAGACATAGCGCTCGCCTTTGATGCATACAATTTTGCAAGTATTCCACCATATCCAACGGATGTTGACGTTGATTCAATCTGCACATCTCCAGTATCTGAGGAAGTTGTTACCATAAAATCGTTTACGACTATTTCTGACGTTGAAGAAGTTGGTGTAATCAAAACACTGTTTGCTACATTTGTTGAATACTCAGCCGCCGCAAAATAATGCCCTCTGTGGCTCTGGTGTGTCAAAAGTCTATCGGTATCCATAACCGAGTTTATGTTGACATTTAGACCGCCAGTGTTGTTTTTTATTGATGTAACATCATCTATTCCGTTTACTTTTAACATTCTATCACCTGCTTTTTATGTTGAAGCTAAATATCTGAGAATTACTATGCCCGACCCGCCGTTTCCGGCAACTCCACCCATACCACCGCCACCGAGTCCATCGTATCCGTCATGATGGCTTGGATCACCGCCGCCGCCGGCTCCACCTGCTCCAGCACCCGCTCCGCCGCCGCCGCCGGCATATAATTGACCGAGAGTTTTTTCAAACATTCGGGTAGTCGTTCCTTGACCAGTTCCGGCATAAGTACCAACTCCGTTGCTACCATCAGAACCGCCGGCATCTCCACCTGTGCCACTGCCGCCAGAACCACCAGCACCACCGCCGGCCTCTCCGGATTCGTTGCCTAGACTTCCGCCGTTTGCATAATAGGTCCCTTCGGTATGGAACCAACTTTTTGAGCCGTTTTCTCCTGGAAAGCCGCCGGCTCCACCTGCTCCAACAACAACAGACAAGCTGCCTGCCGGAGTGGAAGAAATTTCGAGAAAAGTATCAGTATAGCCACCGCCACCGCCGCCATAATCTCCGGCACCACTTCCGCCACCACCAACGATGAACGCATCAAGAGACGTAACCCCTGCTGGAACAACAAAAGTACCGTCTTCTAAAAATATTGATGTTACATATTCAGGGTCATAAGTGCCTGCTACGCCTAATAGAGTAACCCCGTCTTTGATGTTACCCTCGAGAACCTTTGCCGCTTCTGCTGCTGATAATTTAGCGGCTCCCGAACCGTTGTAATAGCCCGCCGAAATAGTCGTGCCTGACGTGGTTGTTACTTCTACGTCAGCCGCTGCATTGTTTGGCATTGTACCTTCTATTTTAGTATCTGGATCGGCTGCATAACCAAATTTGCCGTCAAGCACATCACCAGCACCAATATCACCGGTAAGGGTCGAAGCCGTTGGTGTAATTACATTGCCATTTACAGAAACATTGGTCTGTACTTTTGAATCTCCATTTTTAGTTATCATATCAACCTCACAACGTCTTATAAGTTGCTTCTAATCCGTAAGTAATAGCAGAAGACCCTGGAGAAGATTCCCATGTGATGTCAACCTCGTCAGATGCTGAAAACTCAATCGGTCTTGTTGGTTGCCAGTATATGTCTGTAACCGCAGTCAAAGATTCTGACAACAATAACGTGTCATACGCCGCCGCTGTTCCACTGTCGATTTTGACCTGTAAAGATCCAGTTGAACCAGCTGCAGATAAATGTAACTTGACATCTAGCAACGCCCAATATCCTGTCGTAGACTTTACAGTCACCGCTAAAGGAGTTGTTGAAGTTGCTGTTGCCCTAAAGGCACTGACGTTCCCACCCGCAATCTTTGAAACGTCAGCCCATATCTGTGATATTTGTCGTTCTACTCCAAAAGTTAAGCCCATTTAATATCACCTCTTATCCGAATGAATACGGCATTTTGACCACGCCGATAACGCCTGTTGGTGAACCCGTTGAAGCAACTGCTATCGAAATGTTACCCGTGGACTGCATGAATCTCGCGGATTCAAGAGGACCGATAACGGATCTATGATAAGTTGTATCGCCTGTTGAAGTCAAAGTAACCGCTAATGTGCCGATTCCACGTCTCCATGCAGAAGTAGTTGTTCCTGCTGCAACTGTGAATATTGCCGAAGCTGCTGCCGTTGCGTACATGTCCACATAAATCAAGAAAGTATCATCTCTTGGTTGCGGGAATGTATATGTAGCCGCTGTTGAAGTCCAAGCAGTTGGTGAAAAGGCTACGGATGAATCACGTGCTAGAATTGCTGCTGTTAGTCCTGCCATTATATCTCACATCCTTTTTATTAATTTTATCAAGTAGTTTCTGCACTATACGTCAATACTAACTGTACCAAACCTTGAGGCTGTACAACTTTCATGCCATAAACGTGTAAACCCTTGACCGCATCCGTGAAATGATCTTCCGGTCTGTATCCTTCGACTTTAACTATCTGTTCTGCGAATGATATTGCTTCTCGAACTCCTGCCATACAGCGAGTCGTATAGTCTGGTGCCGTTCCTGTCTGATACAATCCGTTAGATTTCAATATTGCAAATCCAAGGACGTTACCGACCAGACCATTTGCATATACGCCGTCTGCATTAACTGAACCCTCAGTTGTCAACAGTTTTGCGAGTATTAACTTGCTGATAACCCACGGAGCAAGAACCATCCAACGCCCTTCATCAGGTACGCCCGCTTCGTCCAATTTCTGTTTAGCCTCTGCAATGGTGTTATATATCATCAAGCTGTCGCAAGTTGAATCTGTGACTGTGTGAGCTGCCTGTGAATATAATAGACCCAATGCTGTGTCAGCTACTTTTGCGAGTGCGTAAGCTGCTTTTTTCATTGCCGCTGGCATAAAGTTAACATTTGCTTGTGCTTGATCAATATCGTCAATCTCAAAAGCAAAATACTTCGCCGTATCGATATTCAATATTGTCTGTGAAGATTGAAGCTTTTGAACTGTCAAGGATGTTGAGTTTTTCGTATAATCAGCAACGGTTATTTCGCCGATAGAACTGATTTTTACAGAACTTCCCTGACCTGTGATTTCGCCTTCGTAATCAGTGTTTACCACCGAAGCGATGACATTTGCTGTTTGGAATGTTTCTAAAATTTCTGCTGCCCATATTACAGGGATAAAATGATCAACTGCCATTTATGTTCACCTACCTTCTTTTATTATTTGTTCCAGTGTAGTCTTGATTCGCCTATCTTCTCTTTGTTTGCTCTTACTTGTGCTGTAGTCATAGTTCTGACTTCTGCTTCTGTGAATAATCCTTCTGGTTTCTTAAGCGGCTGGTCTGTCGGCATCTTATAAGTCTCAAAGACTTTTTCTTTTGCTGTTTTCTCTAACGACTTAAACACCGTTTCAAAATCCAGCATTGCCGCTTTAGTGTTCTCAGGATCGTCTTTGATGAAGTATGAAACCAATTCTACAGGAAGACCTTTTGTCGATGCTTCTTTCTGGTACTTCTCTTTCTGTGCCGCTCTTGCGAGTGCCGCATCTGATTTTGCAGCTCTGGTCTCAAGTTCTTTGATACGCTTCTGCTCTATTGTCTCTTCCGGGTATTTCTCTTTTATAACCTTATCGACTTCCACCTTGTAAAGTGCGTCCAGATTGTTTTCCTTCCATGTCTGCAAACCCTTTGTAAAATGTGCATCGATTCTCGGCTGTATAAGTGTTTTCCCCTCTTCGGTGTCCAGAAATCCTTTGACTCCATCTGTGGTTATAAACCCCTTGACGTATTCTTTGACTTCTTTCTTACTAGCGTTTGTTGTTAAATACTCCTGCACTTCTGAAAATTCCATCTTGTTACTCCTCACTCTGCCAGTTCTAGCCTAACAGTTTAATTTTTTTCACAAAAAAATACGTACTTATTTATTCTTAAGTACGCACTCTTCGTGGCGTTTTGTGTTTCATATTTACTTTTGTCTATTTTATCATATTACAAACTACGTGTCAACTTTGAACTTGATGTCAACTCCATACGAACCCCTTTTCCCACAATGCTTACAACTCAAGTCTAGATCCAGTCTAAAAAGAGTTGCACCAGTTGAAGGGATATCAAAAGGAAGTTCGCTTGTAGCTGTGAACAAATAGTTACCGCAATATCGACATCTAAGCACTTCGCTATGTGCCATTATTCCACCTTCATTCTTTCAAGCCTCTTTATCATTTCTTCTATGATGCTGTTTACTTGTTCTGTTGGTTCTTCTTTTATTTCTTCATATTTTTCATATTCTTTGAGTTCGCTGAAAATTCCTGTGTACAACGCATAACAAATCCCGTTGTTATATTTAATCATTAGATCATTGCCGGTTCTTGATACTATTGCTCCACTATAATAAAATTTCTTTTCAGGATGCTTCGCTAGTTCGTTTATCATTTCTAATCTGTTCATTACATTTCCCCCCAAACTTTCATAGTTTGTTTAATGTCTTCTATACTACCTGTGTAGCTATCGAATACGCTGTTCAAACGGTTTATTTCTTTTTGATGTTCTAGCCTGCTTGCGTTTATTTGACCTACTTGAGCGTTTTGAAAAGCCAGTCTGTCTTTCATCTTCTTTAAGAACGGTGCAGCTATTTTCTTTTCGCCCTCTTGATCCATTCCGTAACGTTCTAAACATTTCAACAAGTCTGACTGATCGGGTATGTACAATTCGATTCCTAATCCTTTGGCTATGCCTAACCAGAACTCACATGATGGTCTTTGCTTCTCATATTCTGAACCGACTGCCATATCTACGCCATATAAATGTATTCTGTCAAATCCTTCATAACAAGCAAGTGCTATCATGTATGTGACCGTGTTCGTGAAATAGTTATCGCCTTGAGCGTCCATGTCAGACATCCATTTCTTGATTTGTTTCAAAGGATATCGAACCGACATAGGAGCTGAATCATAATGCAGATTCATGTATACAGGAATAGGCGCTTTTTTGATCCAGTCCATACGCACCCTAGTTTTATCGTGGCCGCAAGCAGTCTTTGAACAGTGCTCTTCGTCCTGGCTTTCAAACCACCTTGTAGCTCTTGGTACTAGATTCCAATGGTCGTTAACTCCCCATATTTCCCAACTTGGGTCATCATAAGGAGCTTCTTTGAAAGTCATTGCAGTACCTACGATTGCAACCTGTTTAATTTTCGTCTTATACAGCTTTGTAATGTTCTGCTGAATTATCTTCTTTGCTTTTTCTTTGACTCTTGCCAATGCTACAGGATTCTCGAACCCGTCATCAACAACACCTGTTTCGTTCTGCGGTATTCTAATATCGTGTACCTCGTCCAACCATTCTTTGACTTCTTCCTCTGGAGTCCTAGTTATCATCTCTTCGATAACTTCTTGCTTTTCCTCATACCCTTTTACTTCCATGCCCTCTGGCATTTTATACGGTTCAGACATTGCGTTCCCTCCTCAATTTTAGTAATGTTTCTGCTATTTTTACATCGGTTTCATAATGGATATCTATAGCGTCATACTCTGGTATAACATGCCCCATTTGTAGAACATGACCCGCTGCGGTTTGTTTGAGTATCCTATTAAGCTCTAAGTCTGCCCACATCTCAATATAGTTCTTTGCACTCAACTCTTCGTCAGGTGAAACCATGTCTTGTATGAACTCACGATCTAGTCTTACAATTCCATATGCACCGTTCGAAAAATACAGGTCGTTGAGATTGTTTGTTATAAACACATTCACGCCCACATTATCAGCATGGAATATAGGAAGTATGGTACCTCTTTCTGGCAATAGCGCCCTGTAATTATTTAAGTGTGCTGGCTTTTCCATCTTATGAATTGTTGTGATACCGATAGCTGTTGAATGACTTAACAGTTTATCATACATCTTGTCTATCTCTTCTGCTCTGATCATCGGATGTGTCGCGTTCGCGTACACGCAATAATCTGCACCCATGCTTTTTTCAATCTCTCTGTGTGCCTGTAACTTTACCCCCGCATCTCCTAGTAAATCAGTTGCCAACTGCCACGGCCTGTCAATTACCTCTGCACCATACGACCTAGCAATCTCTTTCATTTCTTCGTCTTCTGTTGATACAAAAATCTTGTCAATACACAATGCGTTGCTCATAGCAATTAGCGGGTATTCCATTAGCTTCAATCCGTCACACTCTTGAACATTCTTTCTGGTTAATCGTTTGGAACCCCCACGTACGCATAACAATCCAGCTACCTTTTTCATTCTGCCCCTCCTGTTGGGTTAAACTCTAACATGTTCGGTTTCTCCACTTCTTCGTATATCTGTGGCTGACCCGTAAACGTCAGTGATACTATTTTACCGTTTGCGTCTTTGACCTCTGAGGTCTGTTTGTACCCTTGCGTTGAATACGTCTTAACAAGTGATGATTTCACTTGGTGCGTATCGTCCTTTTCAAAGAACATGTGTGTACAATGTATTACTACTGCCATATTGCCCCCCTCTATCCTGCTTTCTTTAGTCCGTTAGCTTTTGACCATTCAGTATAATTCTTGTATGGGATTATTCCCTCCCCTCTGGCTCGTCTGAAATCGTTGGTAACTCCGTCAAGTTCGATGATGAAGGTACACCTACAATTGCAGTCATCAGCTGCTTCTCCTAATGAACCAGGAGCAGGACCCGAACCGCCGTTCTCGCTGTGGAAGTTACCGTTCTTGTCTGCTTCTTGACCGTCCAACATTTGGTGAGCATCCCTTGTGTCTCCGTCCAATGTTGATACCCAAATCTTCTTTGTTTTGATTCCCAAGTCGTTTGCGTGTTCCATACTTTCTAAAGAAGCTTGATTATGTACTCTGTGTGCTTCTGTTTGAGCCACCACCATAGATTTCTTAGCGTCACCACCTAATACTTTAGTAATCCGCTTTGACATCTTCCCGTATCCTTCGCCACGCATCAAGCCCTGAACAACTGACTGGTTTATCTTGCTAATTACCTGAGCTTTGTTTTTTAATAGCGTCTGATTCAATGTCAGCCCCGATATAGGGTTCTGTATAGCCGCCCTGATTCTTGCAACATCTAATGTTTTATAACTCAGCTTCGCCTGCAACTCTTTTTCTATTGCAAACCCTGTACGATAATAACCTGACTTGTACATCTCTGATAAACCGCTATTCAAGATTCTTTTCTCGTCAAGATACAAAGCGTTCATTGTTTTTGTAATCTCTTTTTGTGTCAGTTTCAGACGGTTGTATTTCTGCATCTCTGCATACGTCAGTTTGTCTTTGATACCGTACTTAGAATATAGATCTCCGAACATCACCTTTAGTTCTTTGTTAGCAACTCGATATTTAGCGACTAATTCTTTTTCCATGCTAGTGGTCATCTTTGCAGCGACCTTATTTGCTTTGTTTAGTTCACTCGTTATCGACATTCGGCTCCCTCTTTAATCCTACTAATGCATTGGCTAATGTGTCAATAATCTGTTCGTGTAATGCGTCTTCAACGGTATCTACTTCATAACTATCAAGTATCCCAAATTTACAATGCAACAATTCATGGATAAGTGTCTTTTCCATGTCCTGTTTAAATCCATTATGTACTTTTTCCCAATCAATATGATCCAATATCCTTATGACTGCTTTTTGACCTCCGTTTTGCCAATCGCATCTGCCAGCAGAATCAAGGTTATGATCTCTTTGTATAACTACGCTAGTTTCCCAATTCTCTAACCCTAAAACCTTTTTCCATTCCTCACACAACACTTTTAATTCTTCTAACGGCAATATGCATTCCTTTGGAAAATATTTCACTCCTCTTCCTCCTCTATCGGATTCCCGAATTCGTCTACCTCTAGTTCTTCTATGTCAAGGTCGATTGTGTCGCCTTGCTCCTTTTCCATCTGTGCTAATTCTTTGCCTACATCATCTACAAAGCTCAATAGTCCAAGTCTGGTCTTGTCGCTGATCAGTCCGGCAAATGCAACGGTTGTTTGTGCTTCATCCAATAGATTCAATGGGAAGTTTCGAGTCCAAGTATACTCTATATTTTTATAGTCTATGTTAGAACCTTTGACGTTCCAGACAAAAGATAACAGCTTGTACATTCTCATTAAAGATGATGTAAACTCTCGTTCTGAGGTAACGCACTTTGACTCAAGACTAAACATTTTAAACTTCATTGCTATACCTGTTACGGTGCCGCCAAATGCTTCATCAGAGAAATTGACCGACTGTGCAAACCCGTATATATTATCTTCGAGCCTGTTTAGATGATTTTCTATAACAGTGTCGCTCAGGTCTTTTGTTAAGAATTCCGCTCTACTTGTGGTATCGCCAAACCCGAAAGCACCCGTTCTTCTTGCTCTTTCCATAACGTCTTCGTCTGGAACCATCCCATAAAAAGCCATGTACGCAAGCCTAAACTGTTCAAGTTCTGAGTTGATGTCTGACAACGTGATATCGTACCCGTCTATCAGCGAATAAACCTTTTCACAGTCGCCTTGTTCTTCTTTGTTGTTGTCGAACTTGATTATCGGAACGCCTTTGAACATATGCGGTTGTGATTCTTTTCCGTTTCTCATGAAAGGAACATACAAGATTTCTTTCTGTTTTGTGTCCTTATCTGTCTGCGTTGAAGAGATAAAATAATACACGTTAGTTTCATCGTACCATTCTACATAGGTCTTAGTTTCTTTGCCGTCCATTATCTCATAATAGCGCATTGCGAATTTGGGTTCGTCCAATGAAGAGTCTCTAACTACAATACATTCCCACGGTTCTATACTTTGTACCCTTGTCGTCCCCTCTTCGCCTATATACAGCTGTCTAATGCCATAAGCACATATAGTTGCCATTTTCAAAGTTTCGCTGTCTAACAGCTCTATATGGTTTGTCTTGTTGAAGTCTTTTATGACCTGGATATCTAGGTCGTAAGCGTCCTGGTTGAAGATTTCTGTTTCTTCGCCTGTGTCAGGGTTTATCTCTGTTGATGTATAAACCGCTGTGTCTATGTCGTATATAATCGGATTTCCCAACATGTACCCAACCTTTGTGTCAATGATATCTCGGTCGAAAGCGTTATTGAGTTGGTTGTTGATCTTGCTTTTGTCTATATGTGTATGCATGAAAATAGGTACACCCTCCATTGTGGACTTGTACCTCTCGTAGTTCTTGATCATTCTGTTATGCTGTATTCTGTGGTCGCTTATCAGGTCTTTGATGATATCCGATATCCTGGACATTTGCCCGACTTCTATTCGCATTATAATATCTGACATTATACTCATGTTCTCACGTCCTTGTTTTTATTCTCCATCCACGCCCCCATTATTTTCATTTCTTCCAACACTCTGATTGTTAGTTCGTTCCAAACCCTTCTAAATTCCTTATGGTCAAACTTAGAAAAGTCCCATTCATCTTTGCTCAACGGTGTGTGTTCATATTTCATATCTTTATCACCTCGAACTTGTCAGTGTCGTTGTATCTGTCCCAGTATGTATCTTTAGCTATTTTTAATTCTTCATCTCTGACGCTGTATTCGTCAGGAGATAAATCTATACAACTTTCTTTGAATGTGTGAGTAGATGCCGCACACATTGCTATTGGCCCGAATACAACCCTTCCATCTTTAATCATCTTTCACCCCTCCTAATAAAATGCCCTAACTGCCTTTACGTCTCCGTACATTGATTCGCTCTCGTATGCGTATCTCAGAGCATCTAGTAAATGGTTGTTCTTGTCTACTGGTACTCTTAATGCGTTACCGTCTTTGTCCTCTTTCCATTTGTACTGTTGAATCTCGTTCTTAAAGTTCTGACATCTTACATCAATTATTATGTGTTGTCTTTGCAGCCAGTCTATACCAAATCTAACTGAATCCTTACCCTTCTTTGCAGATAATGCGTTAATGCCTAATTTGTTTAGCTCGACCTTACATCTTGGGTCTTCACTATCACAAGTAATATATTCTTTGCCGATAATTGGCTTAAGTGCCTCAGCTAACATATCGTTTGTCATTTCACGTTCGTATAGTTCGTCTGTTACATATATTGTCTTAAGCTTTTTAGCATAGTGTGTCCTTATCGTTGCATTAGGATCAACCGAGAACCCGAAATCCTGGCCGTTCTTATAATTATCAAATGTGTCTAAAATGCATGTCTGCGTACCGTTTATGTCTACAAACTCATTGTGTAAGTCCCTAGCCTCCCAGTTCTTAAATATAACGCTTCCTAACACACCCCAGTTACCCAATGTGTAAACGTCTCTGTAATACGGATCGGTCTCGTCTTCCAGTCGCCGTCTGTCTTGATCTGTCAAGAACCGATTGTCTTTGTATGTAGTTTTCAATATGCTTGTCGTGTCGTTTCTGTATGTGGTCTTCTCGTCTTCCCAGCAGTTAAAATATTTCTCGAATATCCAGTGACTTTGTAGTATAGGATTAAAAGATAATATCATACGCTTTGAAACCTTTGATTTTCCTCTTAACCTTTTTTCAAGTTCCTTGACATCCGATTCCATTACCTCTGTTGCTTCTTCAATCCAAATGTCTGTGATATTTCCCTTTACGGGTCGGATAGACTTTATCTTCTGAACATCGTCCAAGCCTACAAATAAGATCTGATATCCGTTGGTACATGTAATTGTCAAATCTGATAAGTTGATTGAGAACAGCTTTTTGTCTTGCTCCCATTTCATTATAACCCTTACCAGCTCATTGAACATTGAAGCTTTTACATACCTCTTAACATTCCTGATACAAAGATAGTTCCTTCCACCTTTCATCAAATCCCATATACACCTTTGAGCTAAGAACACCGATTTCCCCGAACTTGAACCACCGAAGTATATTTGTGTATCGGTTTTGTCTTCCAAATAATCAAGATAAACCTTATTGAAAATTGATGGTGGCACTCGTACTGGTGTGTTCATTCGTCATCCTCGTCTAACAACGAAACTGTTATAGTATTGTCTCCTGTCTGTTTGATTTCCTGTTTATCAGACCATCCTAATTGCTTTAACGAGAAAATCGCCATAGTAGTATTTATGGTGTCTGCTAAGCCACGCCGTTCAAGTTGAGCTATTTTCTTTTCAATCAATCTTTTTATAGAGTCCGAAAACTTATCACTATCAGAAGCAAACTCATATAACCGTTGCTTTCTTACCCCTGTAGAATAAGCAAATTCTTCTACAATCGGTATATCAGTCATTTCAATATACGCTTCCATATTCAGCCTTATATCTTCTATAACTTCTTCGGTATATTTTATTGGTCTTCCTTCTTTTGCCATATCAATCACCTTATAAATATTATAGTCCCGTGTATGTCTTATGTCAAACTAATCAATCTTCTTCGGTTTCTTCTACGTCTATTGAAGCAGAATTATTAACCCACTTTAAACAGCAACTGCATAAGTCTATGGTGGTACTCATCGGGCTTCCACAAAACGGACATATTCTATATAACATGTTCCACCTCCTACATCACTTTCATTATCCAGTCTGCATGTAACAAGACTATGCAAACCTTTATAAACAATACCCCGTGCAATGCGTATTTAACCCATTTCTTTTTTACTTTCGATATCAGCCATAAACATACGATCATAAATATCAGTATACAAATAGACGCTATCAACGGTTCTTTTTCATACACGCCTTTCAAGAGTGGGTTCGCTTCTTCAATAAACCCTCTTGTAAAACCTATGTAGGTACACACTACATCTATTACTGTTAATCCTGCTACATACGCATAAATCATTTCTTCTCCTAGTTCAAGATCGTTTTTGTCCCCATATCTTTGATAATACTATTTATAATTGCTTCCCAGTCAAAGTCTGTTTCTCTTATGAACTCTATACAATACAGTATTTTGTCCTCAGACCAGTCTTTTGAAACCTCATTCTTTTTTATAGCCTTTCTGATATCCGATTCGGTTATGCTTATAACGTTCATTGTTCCCCTCCTCCATCAAACAAAACACCTATTATACGCAATCGTCAATTTCTCGTAGTGCGTCAATTTTACCCTGTAAATATATAATACTATGTTCCTCATCAAGGGATGGAAATGGTTCAATAGCATCAATTTTATCTCGTTCTTTTCCGTACTTATCAATCAATTCCAATCTTTTCTGGTTTATCTCTACCTCCTTACTCTCCCTAAGCTCTTTCAATGGACACCATTCAGGCTTTGCCCACTCTCCCCATATAAGATAACATTCATTTGGTGCTAGTTTACACTTATAAATTGCATATGTGTTCAAAAATGGGCAGTCAGTACACTCTTTTATTTCTTCTAATTCAAACTGATATTTCATGTTTCACCCTCCTAAAAGGAGCCCCGCCCGAAGACGGGTTCCATATGTCTATCTGTTTACTGCTGTATTATACATTTCTACTAATGTGTCTGCTCCAAGGTCTTTGACCTTTGCTACAAAAGCGTCGAACTCGTCCATAGATGTATTGCCGTTTATGAAGTTCGTTATATTCTCTTGTACATAAGTCGTCAACGGTGCTTTTATCTCTTTCAAAGTCTCTGCTTCTGATTCGTTTAGCGGCACTGGTGGTACAGAATACGTGTACACGTTATCGCCATATATCTTACCGTATGGTTGCCATAACCTAGTGCTGTCGTTTCCTCGATCGTCAAAATATTCAGCGTTTGCATAGACCTTGACCCAGTTAGAATTTTCGCCCGTCCCGTAAACATCTTTTATAAGTTTAACAAACGATTCTTCTTTTGTGACTCCAGGTCTCGGATTCATAGGATTTCCTGCTGCGTTCTGAATGTATGTGATTCCTTCTTCACCCCAATACAATTTATCATGGTTTGTGAAGTCATACGTCCAGTCTAACATTGCCAGTATATTGTCTAGTGCTTCTGTGTCTGCACTTATAACAGACCCAGTTGTTGAAAATCTTGATTTACCAGCCCAGCCGTAGAATGTGCCGTTATAACTTGGTGGTACAAACGCTCCAAATGATCCTGACAACCCGTTTTCTGCTAAAAATCTATTGTGTGTTGGTGCATTCATCATGTTATCAACCCAGAATTGGCATGTTCCGTCTCCTGCATCTGTGTACCATTGTGGCTCTGGATAAGCCGCCCACTCAGGTGTTAATATGTCTGCTTCTACCAAAGACTTGAAAAACAATATAGCGTCTTTGAAATTTGCTGTTTCGATCGTGTTTACAAATTCGCTCTTGTATTGGTCGTAGTACGGAAAATCACATAATGACGTTCCAAAACTATAACTCAATAGATTCAAGTCTAGAATTCCGTTTCTGTTAGTCCAAATAGGACCGTCCATATTTGATCGCATTTCTGCTAATACATTATACAGATCGTCAAACGTTTCAAATGATGTTGTACCTGATAGATCGGATCTGATAACCCCACCCAAAGAAGATGTCGGGTTGTAGTTTCTGATCGTTGATGCTAAATAGATATTTCCATCTGCTGCGGTGATCCCTCCTACATAAGATTCAAACTTGTCAAGCCAGCCCTTGTAATGCGGTAACTTGTCAAGATTATCAGACAGACTTACCAACATTCCCTTGGGTCCTATCTCTTGAGCCAAATCAAAGTCCGGCGACATTGAAGGTATAAATATATCTCTAGGCCCTACGTTCACAATATCCGTCAATTCTCCACCTGCTACCATGACAGACAATCTTTCCATGTACACGTCTATCGGTGTAGCAACTCTTTCGATTGTTAGATTCCCTGCTTCTCCTAGCCAGTCAAATACTTTCAAATCCATTGAATAATCAATTGAATTATCACGCATCATCCAAGTTATAGTCTTATGTTCCATAACCTTTTCAACTTCGACTATCTTGTCAACCTCCTTGATAACTTCAACCTCTTTTTCGACTTCTTTGATAACTTCAACTTCTTTTTCAACTATCGATGTAACTGTAACGATTTTCTCCTTTGCCTTACACGCCCCAAACACTGATGCGATAAGTAGAACTACTAGTAATACACTTAAAATTCTTTTCATTTGTTGCTCCTCTCTTTTTTTTATGTTGCAAACTTTTTCCCGCCTCACCTCCTATTCCTTTGGCATTTCATAATAACAATCTGCACAAGTCATATGCCCCCATATCAAATTTATAACCTCTTGTGTTCTGTCTTCTGATGAATAATTTCCAAGAACTATTGATTTATTATCTGTAACTAACTTTGTGATTCTAAGTTTATTACCTATAAATTCAGTGCCTATATCCTCAGATTTTATAATTGCTCTCCTGTCTTGTGATAGTATATACATTTCCCCCCCTAACCTTTTATTGAACCCACCAACACGCCTTTTGCAAAATACTTCTGTACGAAAGGATATACGAAAATCGTAGGTCCCAAACTTATCAGTATTACTGACATCTGTATTGATCTAGTAAAGCCCATCTCGTTCATTCCGACCTTTAATCCTGATATCATCTCCTCACCTCTGAAATTGCCTGTTATGACTAATTTTCTGAGAACCATCATCAAAGGTTGCTTGTCTTGTGAAGTTAAATATAACAACGCCGGGAAAAATGAGTTCCATTGTGCTACTACTGCGAATAATCCCAACGTTGCTATTATTGCTTTAGATAAAGGTATCACCACCTTTCCAAATATCCAGAAATGGTTTGCTCCGTCTATACGTGCTGAGTCTATTAATGCTTTTGGTATTCCTCTAAAGTTTGTCCTAAAAAGGATAATGTTCCAAGCCGACAAAGACGGTAAAATCACTATTGCCCATATTGTGTCTAGTAACCCTAATTTCTTAATGATTAAAAACGTCGGTATCATTCCACCGTTGAAAAACATTGTAACCGTAAAGAAAATCATTATGTATTTTCCTGCTTTGAATCCCTTGACTGTGAGTACATACGCCGCTGTAGTTCCGAGTATCAGACTTAGCAAAGTTCCTGTAGCCGCATACAATACCGAGTTTGCGTATCCCCGCCATATTGTTTTTGTTTTCAATACAGCTTCTATAGCGTTAAACTGAATCCCCTTAGGTATCAGATAAACTGTTCCGTTTGCTATCTCATGCGAATCTGATATAGATATATTTATCATGTACACAAAAGGATATAAACAAATCACTAATAAAATTGTCAAAGAGCAGTATAGAAATATGTCAAATATCTTCATTCCCATATTCCAACGTCTATAAATTTACCATTTTCGTCATACGAAAACACAGCACAGAACAAAGCATATCCTTTTATTTTTTCTTGTCCTTCTTGTAGATATATTCTCTTTCGCCCTGGCTCCTTTCCCTCATCAAAACCAATACCTAAAGATTTGAATAGTTCTATTGTTTTTTTATAGTCGGTTACCATATACTTGCCTCCCCTGCTTTTTTAGATAGTTGGTTTGCCCCCACTAACAAACCAAAATTGATGATTGAGTTGAATAATCCTGCTGCGGTTGCAAACGAGTAGTCCCTACCCATTATTCCGCGTCTGTATACATAAGTTGTGATAACGTCTGCTGTTTCATAAGTTCCTGGATTGTACATGATAAAGACTTTCTCAAATCCCACATTCATTATACTACCGAAAGTGAGTATAAGCAATATTACAATAGTCGGCATGATGCCTGGTACGGTAATAAATCGCATTTTCTGAAATCTGTTTGCTCCTTCGATTGATGCACTTTCGTAAAGTTCAATACTAATTCCAGATAAAGCAGCCATGAAAATTATTGTCCGCCATCCCGTGCCTTCCCAAATGCTAGAGCCTACATACATCGGCCTAAACCAGTTCTTGTCGTTGAAGAATAGCTGTTTGTCAAAACCTAGCTTGTCAATGATCTGATTCACCATTCCCCTTGAACTTAACACTTCCATCATCAAACCTACGATTATGACTGTTGCTACAAAATGAGGTAAATAGCTTATTGACTGAAACATCCGTTTGAACGGTTTGTTCTTGACTTCGTTTATCATCAAGGCTAGAAATATCGGAGCAGGAAACGCAAGGATTATCATATAAAAATTAATCAATACCGTGTTTTTAAGTATCCTCAAAAAATAAGGATCGTTCACAAACTGTTTAAAGTATTTCAACCCTACGAACCCTGACCCGAAAAGTCCTGACATTACGTCATATTTTCTAACTGCAATAACTAACCCTGCCATTGGTACATATAAAAATATAAAAAACAATAAAATAGTCGGTACAATCATCCAGTATAGTTCTTTGTTTTTCACACACTCTCCTCACACTCTTTACAAACTTGTCTACCCTCAGGAACATACTTACCACAACAAACACAGGTGTCTTTTTCTGTATAAGGTTTAAACGTATTCATCCAGTCTGCTATACTTTCTATTTTCACCTTGCTCATTTCATGGCACAAAGCCTCTGCATCTACATTAGAATAATCAAAATCTGATATGCTGGCCGGTGTTTGTTTTTTGCTCATTTCATCCCTCCTTCAACTGTTCCTTAAGTGGATCCATATACAAATCTTCAATATCTGATTCCTCATAGTCACGTTCTTGAAAACCTTTTTCGTTGGTTGCTTCGGGTATTTCATCAAGCCACCCCTTGGAGTTCAGCCAAGTTGATGGGTATGGAATAAATTGCCCGTTGTCTTTTTTCCAGTCCGCTGTTTTTTTAGCTTTTTCTATTGCAGCAATGATAGTTTTCAAAAGTTGTTCATCAGGATTGATCTTTTTGAATGTCTTTTCTGCTTGCCCTTTACTCATTTTTCTTGGATATGCTTTCCAAAAGTTATCAAAAAGAGCTATGTATTTATCTATATCTATATCTTTATCTATATCTGTCTCTAACTCTTGGTTGGACACGTTGGACTTGGGTTGGACATTATTAGGACTATGTACAACTTCCAATTCCTTTTTATCCCTTTGCTTCCTTTTTTGTTCAGCCCAATAGGTTTCTGTGCCTAATAATTTCTGTATTCCGTTCATGTAAATAGTGTCATCATCAAGAACATCAATCATATCTAAACTCTTTAATAGCTTTAATGCGCTCCTGACAATATCAATATTTGTGTGTGTGATGGTTGAAAGCATGTCTTCATTGTAAGGCATCATTTCATTAAATCTTAAGTTCCCATCATGATCAACACTTTCAACAAGTAATTTCAAATAGAACAAGACATAGTCTTTACCATTAGGCAGATCTTCAATAATTTGGATATCGTGCCTTTTGAAAAAATCGCGTTTTAGCTTTAACCAATAATATTTTTTTGTCATATGGCTACTCCGCTATAAGTTTTTTAATTCGTTCCTTTGTTTCATATCTGGGATTTTTAGTAACACCTTGTTCAATCCATCTGTAAGCCATTAACGACAATTCTAATCTTTTACACATTTCTATCTGTGGCAAAAGTTTACCGTTCTTGCCGTTTTTAGCACGATAAGAAATTAATTCATTTGGATAATTCATATATACCCTCCATTCCTACTATATATTATACTACTAATTAGCTTGTTTGTAAAGACCTTAATGTCCATCTTTCATAATTATTTATGTTTGAACATGTTCTTTACCCAGCCGCCCTTTGGAGGCTGTTTCAACATGTCTTCGTTTATCTTAAAAGATTCCTTAAGTATAGGTTCGTAGCCCTCACACTTCCATATATCGTCTATTCTCTTGATCTTGTCTATTGGGAAATCAAAGCCCTGGTTCCAATGAGCATGAAACAATAAGTCTTCTGTCTTACAATGAAACTCGTGGGTACACGTTGAGCAAACGTCTTTGTTAAAAGTGTCATAATCCTTGTCTGTAAATATCTCACACATTTTATACCTCCGTAATCGTTATTTCTGTACGTGGATTTTGCTTGTCGTGGTCTACATAGCTTCCGTCTGTTGTGTATACAATCGTGCAGTTGTCGTCTGCTAATACCCCATATGTAACAAGTATGTCGTGCAAAGCATTGTGTAAATTATTTAAGTCAATTCTTGCCTTCCCATTGAAATAGTCTATCTTCGTGTAGTAGACTGCCTTGACATTAATCCTGAAATCAATAGGATGCTTAAGTCTCTTTACAAACCACTTGCAATCTTTTTCATATTGCAGATATGCTTTGCTTTGGATTAACCCGCCATTTTTAGCTTTCTGCATAGAATTCTTTTTAGTTCGTGGATCTAGCGGGATAGTTAGGTTCATGCGTTCTCCTCTCTTGCGACAAAATTTTCATTTTGCGCCATCGCTATTTTCGTATTATTAGTGCTGACCATACTGTAATTATCACGACGGTACAAGCAAAATAAATGGTCATTATCGCAAACAATCCGTCTACTGCTGTTAATATTTCGTTATTCATAGATTCTCCTCTCTGCTTACTCCCACTTGGCTATTTAGTTTCCTCAATGTGTCCCTTTTCCCTTGGAAATATGCAAATATATAGACTAACTCTATCATTATAAATGTTAAGATAAACCTTAAAGCATCACTCATCATTTCTCCTTTCAACTGGTAAAATTTGGGCATGCGACAAAACTTTCATTTTGTCTAATCGGAATACTCGCATCCTTCTAATGCGGATATCATAGAGTGGGCTTGCAATCTGTCTACCATATCGTCTGTATTAGCCAACATATGTTTTTGTCTATCTATCAATTTCAGCCTTTTCTCTCTTTCCTCTAACGCTTTGATACCTAAGGCTAGGGCTTCATGGCATTCTTTATTAAAACTCGATATATACACGTTTTTAACAAACATAATCATACCTATTGCCTCTTTACTCTGCATGTTGATCACCTCCTTATCTAACTGGTAAATTTTGGGCATTGAACAAAACTTTCATTTTGTCTAATCGCTATTCATAACTTTTAATTGATAAATCAATAATTGATTTTCTTAATTTCTGACCCCTTAAAATCCTTTCTGGAGGGCTTTTCCAACCATGTACATGTGCAAGTCCCCCTAAGGCATCCAGTTCCTCGTTTAATAGCTCAATATACTCCTTTAATACTTGAATTAACATATTTCTCGAGTCTTTCATAGTTCTCCTTTCATTTGGTAAATACTGGGCATTGAACAAAACTTTCATTTTGCGCCATCGTGATTAATAGAATCTTATTTTTCCCTTTTCGTCAATTCTACAGTGCGAATAGTGAAATCCATCGTAGTTTTTTGGCTCATGTTCGTAATATGTCACATCCGCTGTAGCTATGTCATGCAGCGTGTTGCCAGTTATGTATGCTTCTGGATATTTAACCCCTAAACGACGTAAATATTTAGCAAGTAACACTATATCTTTCGTAAATCCCTTATCCATAATATCTCCTTTTCAATTGGTAAATTTTGGGCATTGAACAAAACTTTCATTTTGTACAATCGCTACATTTTTTACACACGACATCTTCTTCATTAGATTTGTCTTGGCAATTTTCACAAATAACTCTATCACAATAAATACACACAAGAGAATCATCTAATCTTCCTGCACCTCCTGTTGGTTCTCCACAAATATCACAGTATTCTAACATCTTTACCCATCCTTACTCTCTCTAGGGACAGTGCCATTTATCATATTCACGTAAGTTTGGTACTGTTCCTCAAACCGCTCAACCATAACGTTGACATTGTGTTCCAGTACAATACAATGTGCCACTAAATCATCCTTTTTCCAATTTAATAGTGTTTTTTCACTGTGTATCCTATTCTTTATAACCATCTTTTAATTCTCCTTTCTATTTCCATATTTTGGGCATTGAACAAAACTTTCATTTTGTCTAATCAGTTATTCGCTTTTAAAGTAAGGAAAATTACTATGGTCTATACCGTACATTTCAATTAATTTAGAAAAATCTTCCGCTATATAGGCCATACTTTGCCCCAATGCCTCTCTTTGCTTGTTCTCTGCAACCATGCCATGCATAGCAATCTCAGCTTGCAGCAATCTCATCTTAAAGTTCAATACTTTTCGTTCATTATCCATTATTGACCCCTCGCTTTCTTCCTCACATCATTTTTAATTTCATTTGGTAATATTTGGGCATGCGACAAAACTTTCATTTTGTCTAATCGCTAATCACAATCTTTTACAAATTCTTTGTCGAAACTTTCAAATGCTTTTTCAGGACTTTTCCCAAACCCACAGACACCTTCTTGGATATTACTACCCAATAATGCACACCACTCATTCCCGTCCTTAAATAGCAAAGGCTTATACATAACATGCGGTCTAGTTGCTTGATATATTCTGTCGTCTGCAAGAATTCTATCCATTCTCTGAATCTCATTAAATCTTTCGCACCAAAAATCTCCTTCATTGTTCGGGTAACTATTTTTCATAACCTCTCCCTTTCTACTGTCATAATTTAGGACATTGAACAAAACTCTCATTTTGTCTAATCGTCTTCTTCAGCTTCATCATCTAAGTCTTTTCCCTCTTCCAATAATTTCATAACGTTTGCAAGCTGCCCTCTACCGAACCCAGCGTTAAATGAAGTCCTTGCAACACACAAATTATAGTGTGCGTTCTCTAAAATCTCTCTAACTGTCATATTTCTACCTCCTTACTCTCCCTAGCTATTGCAGATTCTGTCCTTTTCTCTCCACAAACATTACAAACACCTTTTGAATGAATATCTGCCTGTTTTTTTGTTGTAAAATCAAAAACATCTTTGCAATTATCGCAATATACAGCATATCCGTTACATGTTATTTCTATCATATATCATACCTCCTTAATTGGTAATATTTAGTCATTGAACAAAACTCTCATTTTGCTATTTCAATCTATAAGAATTTCACCATGTCTGATTATGCTACCTATCATCCAATCATATCCGCAAAATCCTTTTGTGTTTTTTCTTATTTTTGTGGCTTCTTTGCCATTAATCTTCTTAACGCTTACGTTTGCTCCCCACCCGTCATCCCAGCGGTAGTAGTACCCTCCCCGTTCAAGAATAGCATTGGTTTTTTCTTTGTCCTTAACAGTAAAACTTTTAACCCGTGCATATAATATCCCTTCCCCTGTCCATTTCCCGTTCCAACTGCCACAGTTTGGCATTGTTAAGATAAAAGCAATTAACATCTTTTAACCACCATCCTTTCTTCTTTCCCGCATAACCCGCATTTGAATATAAAGGTGTACGTACCCTTTTCGTAGTTACCTGCAATGTATACCCAGTCGTGGTCGGGACATTCTTTGTCTGATTCTCTTAATACTTCTATTGAATCTAACATCATGATTCCCCTCTCTTATAACCATCTTTCGCGTCTTGAAACTGTTCTTCTGCCTTTGTGTCTCTATTAGAGCCTTTTATACGTCTGTCTATGTTTATCCACTCTTCAACAAGTTCGCTGATTTTTGGGTACATATACGTTTTTATTGTTTCTTTAAAGTATGTGTGTAGTTTTTCTATTACGGTTGCATAATCATCAGCAGACAAAACGACAGTACACGGTATTTCGTCAATCACGGAGATCAAATCATCTTTGTTAAATATAATGTTATCTTCTTCAAGAAACTTTTTCATTTCTCAACCTCCAAATATTTTGTCTTGGTATAATCTACATGTTCAAGATCGTATGCTCTATCAACATGTGTTTTGATAGTTACTTTCATTCTATTTCTTGTGTGGCACATTTCTGCATCGTTTCTAGCAAGAAAATAACCTTTTTTGTTTGATTCAATGTCTGAGGCTATTGGGTACCCTTCATGTACCAAGTCACTGACAAGCGTTCTGACTTGACGTTCTGATAGTCCAAGCATTAAAGCTAACATGCTGTTTTTTACTTTAGGTCCGGCAACTTGTAAGAGTCTGATTATTTTCGCTTTTGCTTCTGATACTTTGTTCATGTCATCCTCCTTTTCCTAAGTCCTGCCTGATTTCACCCTCTATGATTCGTATTTCTGTCTTGATTGCGTAAATAAGTTCCCTCTGTGTGTCGTATGCATATTGGCATCTATCACGTTTGTACTTCAATTCTGCGACTGTTTCATTTCCTAACGCCAGATTTCTAACAGCCGTCCAGGCTACCCCGTTATCATGCAGCGTAAACGACTCTTTGCGTTCGGATATCTTATACTTTTGGTCTGACAGAGCCAACAACCGACCCATCTTTTTCATGCCCTTGACTGTCATTATAAGTCTGTTCATACTCTTGTGTAATAATATAACTTGATCTTGTCCACTGTCCATTACAAAGTCTCCTTCAATAAATATATTGAATCTGCAAGCGATAAGAACTCAACATAATCAATTATTTTCATGTGTGTTTTAAAGTGCCATGGTTTCAATAATAATCTGTCCATGCAATTGTTTAAGTAATCAGTGTAAACTCCCAATGCTTTTTCGCATGATAAATATTTTTTGCCGTCTTTCCCGTTTTCCAAAGTATGTGTAATCGTGTCTATCCAGTCTATTAACTGATTACAGAAAGGGCAACGTTGCATACTATAGCTTGGTTCTTTGCAATTAGGACACATAGGCATACTATACAAACTATCATCTCTACCATTAAAAAATCCTTCATAATACGGCTTTGTTGCTTTATTTTTATCCATCATAAATAATTCCTTCCTATTAGCCTCATGAATTCTTCTCTAGTATGAGTCTTTTCAAAGTCAACTTGACAAGCTTGTTTTAATGATACATCTAAGCTAGGTCTGTTGTGTACACCTTCTTTGCCTGTGTGATGTTCTAAACATAGTCTAACCTGTAATTTATGCTCTATACTGTTCTGCCGGTTCTTGCCCCCGTAGACCTCATGCAAATGTGCATACGGCTTCCCACATAATATACATCTGTCGTCAACTGTTGGTTTCGGGTTGTTCTTTGCCTTACTCATCAGGATGACTCGCTTTGTATCGTTTCCCAGAACAAGGACCGCACAAATTAGCCTGATACCATTTCTGACTTTTTGCAATCAATGTTTCAACAGAACTTTTAGCTGTTGCGTGAATCTCACCGTCACAGTCTTCACAATAGTGTATGTTCCCACTAACAGGTAAGCCTTCGTCATAGTCTTGTATTGGTTCTTCTCTTTTACCGTCAATGTCGTCTGAGTGCGTGTTGTCTGTGTCTTCGCCTGAGAACATCATAAACGATTTACAAATAGCACTTTTAAAAGAATACGTGAACGCTTTACCAGCTCCCTTGTCTTGTGTATCCGCACCGTTTCCAAATCCTACAACGTCTTGAGATTCGCCTGATTCAATGTCAACAATTCTGTAAACAACTTTTAATTGCGTAATTGCCCGTATAGTTTTTTCTTCTTTGTCGTTGTATGTTCTACTATATGGTGTTGCGTTATCCTCAGACTCCCCGTCAACAGGAAAGATTATCAACTTATACTTTTTGAATAAAGGTTTGATTTTGTTAAAGACCTCTTTTTCAGAGACTGCCTTATAATTTCCTACCTGCATATTTTTTTCTATTGTTTCTACCTCGCACATAACGTCATACATCTTTTTGTACAAATTCGTGTTTTCCATACCCTCACCTTATCCTTAAAGATTTAGTTTGTTCAAGTGCTGCGTTCTCGACTTTGATTCCGGCTTTCAAATCTTTCAACAGTTGTGCTTTTGCCAATAAAGACGGTTGCTCAACATAATATTTGTCTGGTACAGTGCCGTTTATTTTTACGCACGGTGGGTTGTTCTGTAGACTGATTGTAAACAATGTTCCTTTGATCTTGTTAATGTTTGCAGTCTTCAACTGAATCTCTAAATAACCCTTCAGCGAGTACTTTTTATTAGTTAATGTGTTAATTCGTGCCTGAAGGCGG